GTAGCTGCTGCCACGGATCAGGGCGGTGTCGTCGCCGGCGTTTTTCTCAAAGGTCTCATACGCCCAGCCCCAGCCCTCGGGGGTAGTTGCGGCGTAGAACTGGCGCACGTTGCCAGCCCGCAAGCGTGCCAGTGCCATGCGTGTGGCTTGCTCTGCGACGCGCTTGTTGGCAGTGTCGGCCTCATCAAAGCCGATGGCGCAGAGGTTCTGACCACGGATGCGGTTCCACGTTTCCATGGTGCGCAGGAGGATCGTGTGGCTGCCTTCCGCGAAGGTCAGGACGTACTCAGGCAGGGGCGAGACGCGGAAGGTGAAGGGCACGCCGTATTCCTCCAGCAGCTCATCCATGGTGCGCTGGAGGATGTCACGCAGCATGGGTGCCACGGGCTCAAAGAGTGCCGAGACGTGCCCGACGTTGAGGGCGGCCATGGTGATGGCCTTGGCCACCAGCGCATGGGTCTTGCCTGCCCCAAAGCCGCAGACGAGGCCTAGTTTGCGGGCTTCCAGGTTGTCGCAGAAGGCGAGCTGATGGCGCAGGAGGGTGGGCCTCATGCGGGCCAGCACTTCGGCCGTGCTGGGGGCAGCCTCAGGCGTGGCCTCCTGATCGGCACGGGCTAGGGCTGCCCTGATGTGGGGGCTAGGTGGCAGGGTCAGCACCGATGCCCCGAGCGGCAAGGGACAGGAGAACAGCGCGGCGCTGCTCTACGGGCAGGCCTGGGGTGGCTTCAATGGCGGCCACAACCTCGGACACGGTGCGCTGCACCTCACGGCGTGTGGCGGCTGCATCGGACCAAGTGTTGCGCCAGCGGGGGGAGTGAGTCAGGAGCCACTGGGCATCGCGTGACTCGCCCTCGGCAGCCTTGGCGCGGATGAAGCCAAGGAGCTGCTGTTCCCCGCGCAGGGTGCCCCTCTGGATTGCGTCAAGAAACTCAACGTGGGAGTCGTCTCCGGTGCCTGTCTTGGCAAGATCGACCCACTTGTAGAAAGTGGCATGTGACACGCCAAGGCCGGCCGCAATGGAGGACTGGGGGAGTCCTTCAGCGGCCAGCTCTTCGGCGCGAGCAATCATCGCCGGGGTGATTTCGATTGCTTTTGCCATGCCCACAGGGCGAGGTGTGTTCAGGCGTCGTCTTCTTCAGTTTCCCCGTCATCCTCAGCGTAGAGGGCGAGGTCAGCGTCTGCCCGTTCCAGGATGAGGGAGACGTAGGGATAGGCGTCTTCGGCGGTGATGTGGAAGCCGAGATCGCGGAAGGCTTGGGATACGACGGCAAGGGCGGTAGCGACTTCGGTGGAGGCGTCCTGGAGGAAGTCGGGCGCTGCGTCGATGAGGTCTGGGAGGGTCATGGCGGTGGTGGTGCGTTTGGGAATCGGAGGAAGTCTAGGCCAGAACGGTGAGGGTGCCGCTGGATGCGAGGGAGGCTAGGCGGACCACAGCGTCATCGATGCTGTCAGCGGGGAGAAGGCTGAGCTTCTGGGTGCCGAGGTAGGTCCAGAGGATGACGGCGCAGATGTGGCCGGGGGAGTTTTCGATTGGCCAGACGAGATCGGTGACGGTGTAGGTGTTGAGGATGCTTTGAGCGATCTGGGCAGCGACCTCAAGGGTGGTGCGCTGTGGCCAGGGGAGTGCGATGGGGATGCCTGAGAGGGGGTGTGTGCCAGTGATGGCCCAGGTGTGGAGTTGGGGTGCGGATGAAGTGGCCATAGCCGTCAGAGGGCTTTGAGTGGCTTGCCGACGGTGATGCGTGCGGTATCGGCGTTGGGGTGATTGTTGGCGGCGAAGGTGCGTGCCTGGCGGGTGCTGACGGCACGGATGGTGGCCTTGACGGTGGGGGCGTTCAGCAGAGGGATGGTGACGGGGTAGAGGCGTGCGGTGGGATCCGAGGTGCGGGAGATGCCTTCGCCGAAGCGGGCGGACATGTCTTCGGCACGGTCAATGAGGGAGGGGAGCTTGACGCGGGCATCGGTTGCCCAGTCATCGGGGCAGAGGTGGTCGATGCCGGCGGGTTTGGTGTCAGTCATGGCGTTGTGTGAGCTGGAGGATGGTGAGGCCGAGGCAGAGGCCGGCTAGGTAGGCGACCAAGAGGGCAGAGGTGATCACAAGGGGATGGAAGACGTTTGGAAGGTGTTTCGGGTGCATGGACAGCGGCGGCGGCCTTGAGAGGGCTTCCTGAGGCGCACAGAGGGCGCTCTGCGTGGTTTGGGAATCGGAGGGCATCAGGCTGCAGAGGGATAGGTCTTGTCACAGGGGCGAACGTCCACCATCCAGCGGCGGTTCTCCAGAACCATGGTCGAGCGGCCGAGCTTTTCGATGGTGATGTGGTGAGGGTTGGGCGCGTACCGAACGACCCAACCGTTTTGCCAGTCGTCATTGATCAGGCGCTCCACGGGGGCGCCAGGGGCAGGCAGGGGGTTTGTCACGTCAGGGTCAGGGTGACAAACCTCTTCAGGCAGGGGTGACAAACCCCCCCCTCCCCGCTGGAGGGGTGACAAAGGGGTAAAAGGTGACAAACCCCTTCTTTCCTGTACACGCGCGAGGTTTTCCACAGGTTTGTCCCCTTCCTCGGGGAGGTTTGTCACGGGGTTTGTTCGGTTTGTCACGTTTGCCACCCCTTCCCGGGGGAGGGGGGTGTCTGCAGCGATGGAAGCGGGCAAAGCAGGGCCATAGAGGGCTGACGGACGGCCGCCCACCTCGGTGGTTTCGCCTTCCCCGACCTTGCGGATCAGGCCCTTGTGCATGAGGGCCGACAGGCAGCGGTGGATCTTGTTGCGCTCCACGTTGAGGTGACAGGCCAGCTCGTTGGCCTGCACGGGGAAGCTGCCCAGGTGCCAGCGGTCCGCGATGTAGTCGAAGACATCGGCTTGCCTGCCGGTCAGCTCGCGCTCAGCCTCAGCAAACGCCTCAGCGTGCAGGGCATCAGCGCCGTTGCCATGGCTGATCCAACCCTCATCCTGCAGCTCGGCCAGCAGGGTGCAGCCCTTGGCGCGGCCCTGCGTCTTCAACACGATGCGGTAGTCGCTCTGGGTCTGGCCTTCTACCGGTTGCTTTAGCCAGTTCATCAGGATGGTGAGGCTGGCCGCTGCGGGCAGGGCATTGCTGCCACGGCTGGCGTTGGTGGCATTGCCACCGCTCACGCTCTTGTTGCTGTGGTGGATGACCACGATGCTTGCCTGATGCGGTGCCAAGGCCTGCGACAGGTCACGGGCAGGGCCATCAAAGGCGCTGGTGGCCTCATCAATGGCCAGGGGGCTCACGCAGGCGTGGTAGCTGTCCAGCAGGAACAGGGCGCCGGGGTTGGCAGAGGACACCTCGGCCAGGTATTCGATGCCCTCATCGGTGAGGTGAAGTGGTGCCCCGGTGTGCCAAAGCATCTCGATCGGGCCGCCGAGGGTGCCGTCAGCGTTGACCAGGCCCTCGCGCTTGAACAGGGTGTGCCAGTCGTTCTCAGGCTGGTCGGTGCCGACGATGTAGACCGGCGGGCACTCACCGTGCAGCGGCTGGCCAAGGAAGTGCGAATCACCGCGCCACCATGCGGCGATCATGCCGACCATGATCGCGGACTTGCCGATCTTGGGTGGGGCGATCAGCAGGTTGAAGGTGCCTGCCATGACGATGCCCTCCCAGATCCACGGGGTTGGCGTCGTATCCATGCGCTCACCCCTGAGGCGAGGCTGGGGCACGCCTACGGCATGACCTTGGGCCTTGGCCAGGAAGGAAGATGCGGTCCGCTCACTGATGGGGCAGCCGATCTCTTCCGCATAAAGCCGCAGGAGGTGGTTGCGGCGGATGCGGTCTGACTCGTTAGAGAGGACGGCGGCGGCGTGCTCTTCGACCAGGTTGAGCAGGCTTTGATGCTCTTGGAGCGCTGCTGGTGCTGAGGTGGTCCCGGAGTCTTCGGGTGTAGTACCCATCCTTGGCTTTGGCGGGGGAATAGAAAACGGCCTGGCTGTAGATGCCAAGGCGCTCCAGCTCGTGGAAGGCCGCTAGTTCGGTGCTGGTCTCGTGCGGGTGAGCCTTATCCCAGGCGTCCAGGGCGGCATCACTGCGGGCCTTCTGCAGGGCCGTGTAGTGGCCTTGTTCGGCTAGCTCCGGGTCAAAGGGCACCGGCAACGAGAACGGCACCCACTGCAGGAGGTCAAAGGCCCTGCGCTCAGCGTCAGGGCTTGTCATGTTGGTTGCCTTGTCGGTTCAGGGCTGCGATGCCGACATCAAGCAGGTAGTTGACCCAGCCGGTTTGGGAAAGGGTGGCCGGACGGGTGGCCTCAACCTTTTCCAGGATGGTGGGGTCAATGAAGACGCGGGTGCCGTCCATCAGACGACCTCGATCGCGGAGGTCATGGCCCGGTGGACGAGGATGCGGAGATAGGCGCTGCGGCTGAGGTTCAGCTCGGCGGCCTTGGTGTTGATCCAGTCGATCATGGGCTCGGGCAGGTCAAACGTGATGACGCTGCGGGGCTTGCGCGTTGCGGGCATGGCGTAGGCGTGAAGCGATCACAGCATAGGGGTTTGGAATTCGGAGGGCAAGCCCCTTTGCTTTCGGAGTCAAGGTCGGTCTACCGTCAGCGGTGCCCGGTTCTCCGGCCGGGTGGCTGTCGGGTGATGCCCGCCCTGGAGGGGGCGGGCTTTTCAATGCGCGGTTCCCGAACCACGCACTACCCCATCGGGGTTAGGCAATGCGATGTAAGGTACCTGTAGCTGACCCTTCAGCCCGCACCCACCATGACCCCCACCGCTGCACCTAGTCGGATGCTGCCGTCACGCAGGCGTGAGCGGGGGATTGCCCATGCGGCATCGGCCATCAATTACTGGCTGGCACGGTCGGAGATGAGCGCCGAGATCCTATCTGCCATCAGCAGCTGGGGCCTTGGGGAGAAGTCAGGCCTGATCAGCAGCAACATCAGCCACCTGCGCAATGCAAGGGTCAGCCGGCTCAACCTGACCGTGCTGGAAGGCCTAAGCGCCGCGAACCTGGCCATCTGGCGCTGGCACACCCAAGGCACCGAGGCAGCCATGCAGGCCCTCGGCCCGCTGTCCACCTGGCAGGTGCGCCCAGAATGGCTGAACCGTGCCATCTGGCTGCATCACCCGGACGACGACTCCGACCCGCTGCAGTTCGCGGACTGGGCTGAGCTGTTCGCCGGCATCCTCACGCTGGATTACGTGGGCCTGAGCCTGGCCCCGTCCGAAGACCTCAGCCCTGCCCTTGCCCAGCTCCTGGGCCAGCTCACCGCCAGTGCCGGCACCATCATGGACGGCCTTGAGGCTATCAAGCGGGCTTACCCGGTCAGCGACCGTGACCGGGTGAACCTGCTGCTGGACGTGGTGACCGGCAGGCGCAACTACACCCGTGACGAGCTGGAGACGGAGCTGGCCAGCCTTGCCCTCACGGTCAGCCGCCTGCGAGGGGAAGAGGATGGGAGCCTGAGCCCAGAGGGGCTTCATGCGTTGCTGTCCACCGGCCGGAAACGGACCTAGCAGCCCGCCAGACAAGGCCTCGGCCTGCAACGTGCAGCTCGGCCTCTGAGATCGTTTCCTGCTGCCGTAGGAGCTGCCAGGCAGCGTCCAGGGCATCGATGGATGGAACGGTGATCACAAAGCCCTGAGCCATGACACCTACCGGGGGGGGGGGGGGGGAGCTTGCCACTGCGTTTTGGCAGAGGCCGGACCTTAAAGCCTGATCAAGGAAAGCTGACGGGAACAGGAGGAAACGCCTCCCTTTATGCGCGACACGCATAGCGCCGGGGATGCGGCCTCCCAAAGCGCAGGGCACCTGTAGCACGGCTGCCAGCCTCCCGGCAGTGCTACGTGAGACTGTTCCCCTGCCTCCCAAACCGCAGGGGTTGAGGTAGGATGCAGCAGTGCCCTAGGGCACCCGCACCACCACCGCAGAAATCATGGCCACCACGCGCAGGGCTCCTGCAGACACGGAGCCCGTCACAGAAGCCATTGGCTTCCCAAACCTGGCAGGCGTCATCACGACCGATGACGTCAGCACCAAAGGCACCGGCTCCTACCAAGCCGACTACATCAACTGGTGCCGCGTCGCGCACCTGCTCCACGTCCATGCCCCCGGCTGGCAGTTCCACCTGAGGCCCACCGCAGAGGGCCACCACGTTTGGGCAGCCCCCAACGGCACTGGCTACGTGGTCGGCTACTTCACCGGCCCTGATGCCGCGGTGACGCCCGACTTCCCTCAGGCGGTCATGGACAACCGCAATGCTCCGGTGCCCATGGAGCGGATCAGCGCCCGTGACTTGACCGACTCCCACCGCCGTTGCCTCTGCACGGCCGCAGCGGCCACGTTCGGCCTGGCATGGCAGTTGTGGGCACGGGAAGAGATCGAGAATCCCCACCGGGACACGCCGGCACCGGCATCGCCTGCCCGCACGCCTGACCCGGCCAAGGTGCTGCAGAGCGTGGAGGCTGCCATCACCCGCAGCGACCTCACCCCCTTCGGCATCCGCACCGTTTGCCACCTGTTCAGCGGTGGCACCACGCAGGCCCTGCGCCAGGTGCCTCAGGAGCAGCTGGAAAAAATCCCCACCTGGATCACCCGGCCGGACAACATCGCGGCGTTCAATGCCGGCACCAACCCGCGCACGGGTGAGGTGGTGCTGGTGCCTGAGCCCTCGGACCTTGAGGATCCCGAAGACCAGAGCCTGCTCAGCCTCGCGGGGGCTGCGGCATGACCCTCTACGACCAGGCCCGCGCCATTGCCGACGCCACCGGCACACCCTGCTTCATCGTCCACCCCGCCCATCGCCCGCCCTACATCGCCCGCACACCGCAGGCCGTAGAGCCCGGCTTCACCATGCTCGCCCGTGTTCTCCCGCACGGTCATCAATCCACCTGGAACCTGCAATGAACCAAGTCCATCTCGTTGGCACCCTCGCCTTCGATCCCCGCATCAAGTTCTTCGATTCCGGCAAGTCCAAGGCAACGTGCCTCATTGCCGCGCAGGCTCCCGGCCGCCAGTACCCGGACAAGGTGGACGTGGCCGCATGGGATGACCAAGGCCAGCAACTGGCCGACATGAAGCGAGGCGATGCCGTCGAAATCTTCGGCCGCATCACCACCGAAAGCTGGGATGATCGCAGCACCGGCAAGAAGGTCTACAAGACCGTCGTGATCGCTGAGTCGGTGGCAACACCTGCGCAAGTTGTGCAGCAGGGGCAGCCGCAGCGGCAGGCGCCGGCACGGCGGCAACCTGCAGCAGCACGGGATAACGAGGAAGTTCCGTTCTGATGCGCGTTCTGGTGGCCTGTGAATACAGCGGCAGGGTGCGTGATGCGTTCCGCCGCCGTGGCCACGATGCCATCAGCTGCGACCTGCTGCCCACCGAGGCGCCCGGCCCTCACTACCAAGGGCCGGTGCAGGATCTGCTGGGGGATGGGTTCGATCTGATGGTGGCCCACCCCCCCTGCACGCATCTGGCCGTCAGCGGGAGCCGTCATTTTCACCGCAAACAGCAGGAACAGCGCGAAGCCTTGGACTTTGTGCGCCTGCTCATGGATGCCCCCATCGAGCGGTGGTGCATTGAAAACCCAGTCAGCATCATCAGCAGTGCCATCAGGCCGCCGGACCAGATCATCCAACCGTGGGAACACGGCCACGGTGAAACGAAGGCCACCTGTCTCTGGCTGAAAAACCTGCCGCAGCTGCGCCCCACCAACGTGGTCAGCGGCCGAGAGAACAGGGTCCACAGGATGCCCCCTGGCCCTGATCGGTGGAAGGAACGCAGCCGCACCTATGAAGGCGTGGCAGAGGCCATGGGTAAGCAATGGGGGGAGGCGGCGCTGCCTGCCGTAGTTGAGCAGTTGCTGCTGTGCTGATGCCTGAGGCCATCACCTTCACGGTCAAGGGCATGAAGCCCGCTAGCCAAGGGTCGAAGGTGTTGATGCGTGGCCGGATGGTCGAATCCTGCAAAGACCTCCCGCGCTGGCGGAAACTCATTGAATCCACCGCTGAGGCACTCGGGGTCGGGGTCATTCCCGGCCCCGTTTCTTTGAGCGTCGTGTTTGTGTTTGCTCGGCCGGCCAATCATTTCAAAAAAAGTGGAGCGATTAAGCCAAACGCACCAAGATGGCACATGGTGCGCCCTGACATTGACAAAATCAGCCGCGCACTCGCAGACGCTCTCACGAAGGTGCTGTTTGAAGACGACGCAAGAGTTGTCAGCTTGATCGCTCAAAAAAGATACTGCGTAGGAGACGAGCAGCCAGGTGCAATTGTCACCATTGTCCCTCTTGGCACGAAGTCTTCGCCTGTTGAATCCAAGGCAGACGGTGTAGAATAGGTGGCGTAGCGGGGTTGCAGCCCCCTACGCCCGGACCTCAGAGCAACCTGAAGCCATGGAGATCATTGCACGCGCGGAAGCCCAGCGACAGGGGCTGCGCTTTTTCTTTACCGGTGTCCCGTGCCGCAATGGGCACATTGACGTTAGATACGTCACCACAAGGCAATGCGTTCCATGCAAGCGGGCATGGCAGCTAGAAAGGAAATCGCAACTCAAGCCTGTGCCAGTGCGCACAGCAAGAATTGGCTTTGTCTTGAGGTGCCACGTTTGCTCCGCGGAAGTTGTCTTGGATGGAATCTCCAAAGGGACACAGGGTGCCAAGTTCTGCCGTATTGGCGATTCTTTTAAAGAGCGCGTGTATTGTTCAGGAAGATGCCAAGACGCGGGTTATCGGCGCAGGGCCAACCTGAACGAACGCGTCAAAGCCCGTAGAAGAACTGACCCAGAGTACCGCAAAAGGCAGAACGCAAAAGAAGCTAGGCGCCGAGCGACGGCGGGTTATGCGGAAAAGCACCGCGATTACTATCAGTCGTGGCTGGCGGCCAACAAAGAAAAGGTGACTGAATACAAGCGCCAATACATTCAGTCGCGCAGGGAAAACGACCTAAATTTTAGGCTCGTTTGCGCATTGCGCCATCGCGTGAAAGAGGCCATCAAGCATGGCTACAAATCCGAATCAACCCTGGCGCTTATCGGCTGCTCAATTGCGGAAGTGAGGGCGCACATTGAGAGCCAATTTCAGCCAGGGATGTCATGGGAGACATGGGGGAGCACCGGCTGGCACATCGACCATATCCGGCCCTGCGCCAGCTTTGACCTTACGGATCCCGAGCAGCAGCGTCAGTGCTTTCACTACAGCAACCTGCAGCCTCTGTGGGCCTCGCAAAACTGCTCAAAGGGCGCGGCTCTGAACTGGCAGCCGCTGTAGGTGCCTACAACGAGACCCCGAGTCTCCCCGGGGCCCCGTCCGCACCCTCTCTGGCTGCATCACACAGCCGGAAAGAGACAGTCGGCACCACCCGCTACTGCCCAGCCATCCTAGAGCCCTCCCGCCACCGCACTGTGTAGACATGTGACAGGTGAGCGCCATGGGGGTTCCCAATGGCGACAATGGGGGAGTCGAAGGACGACGCGGCGCTGCCCCGTCCACCGGCACATCCACCCGGTCGCAGGCACTGAGAGGCCTCCCGGATCCCGCCCGACAAGGGCAAGAGGAATCATGACCAAGACCATCCCCGCTCACGCTGGCCGCATCGCAGGCCACGTCTGGCTGGCGCTCCGCTGGTTCTGGGCCCAGCTTGACTGGGAGCTGATCGGCTACTTCGTCACCCGCGGCGTCGTCACCTTCGCCGTCATCCTGTACCTGCTGGGCAAGGGCCTCGGCACTGCGGTTCACAAGGCGAACGACGCCCTCAGCCGGCACTGGGTGGCCCTCTGGGTCCGCCCCGAGGACCCTGCACCCGCAGCCGCCCCTGAGCCTGCCCCGGTGCCCGCACCGCCCGCCGTGGCGCCCTTGTTCGATGAGCTGGCACACCTCTCCGTCCGCCAGCTGCGCGAACTCACCGGCATCCGCTCCAAGCGATTCCGCCGCGCTGAACTACTCGCCATGGTCGCTGCCTGAGGTAGAGGCTGCCCTAGGGGAACGCCCTAGGGCTCACCGCTGGCCCCCACAACGGACTCTTGGACGAGGGTGCAAAACGACCCGGAAACCCTAGCCACAACAGGCATCAGGCTGCCACCCGTTCCCAACGCATCCCCACCACCCGCCGGCCTTCCCTGATCCCGTCGTTGATCGCTTGCTGCGTGCAGTACACGGCCCTTGCTGCCTCCGATGCCGAGGGCCACACCCTGCCCGTATCAAGGCACCGCACAGGAATCGCCATGCCTTGCCGGTACGGGTAGTCCGCTGCGATCCGCTCGGCCAGCTCCCGGTCTTCCAGCACGCAGAACAGATCGTCTGCCTGGCATCCGCCAAACCGCCAGGGTTCCCGCCGCGCCAGGGCCCGCACGTCTGACCGCTTGAAATAGCGCAGGTTCCTTCCCCTCGTCAGCCGCGACGGGATGACACCCTGCGTGAGCCAGTCGCTCAGTGTCTTGCGGTGGATGCCTAGACCCAGCAGCCCGGAGACCGTCATCCACTTGCCGGTGGGCGTGGACTGGCAACCCAACCTGTAGATCCGCGTCCTGAGCGCGTGGATGTTGCGGTCCTTCCAGCCCCGCTTGGCCGCCTCTGCTGTCCACGTCATCTGCAACAGCGGCATCGGCAGATCGCCGGCCAGCCCCAGCAGGAACTCATCCTCGGCCTCAGACCACGTGCGGCGTTTCATAGCTCTCAGAGGCCGCCCCACGGCGGCAGTTCCCGGAGCCTACCCCTTCGCTTTCCAAGCCCGCATGACGAGATGCAACAATCCGCCTCCCAAAGCCAAGGGACAGGGTTTACAGTCACAACAGGCGGACCTCCCGCCCCGCACCCACCACCCCATGACCCTCAGAGACTTCATTGCCGAGCGGCTGCAGTCCGCCTACGGCGACAAGATCAGCGATCAGCTCTGGGATCTGGCCGACTCCGTTGAGGCCTCCCTGCTGTTCGATGGCCTCAATGACCAGATCGACACCGTGGCCGACGCAATCCTCTGCGAACAGGTCACCGCTGCCCGCGATGAGCGTGCTGCCCTGTCCTGGGCATCCGCCGGTTTCCGCTGACTCCCGTCCCTCCGCTTTCCAAACCCATGACCATCGAATGCGAATCCGCCCTGTCCGATCTGGTTCTCCAGGCCGCACGGGATGCCGTTGCCTCTCCCCTCGGGCAGGCCTTCCAGCGTGGTGGCAGCCGCCCCGCTGCCAGCAGCCGTAACCAGCCGCTGGTGCCCCTGCTGGAGTCCCTCCTGGACGCTGCCGACGCAGTGGCCGCTGCCATTGCTGACAACGCCTGGGACGAATCCCGCCCCATGGACAAGGACTGGGTGCAGGAGCTGCGCGGCCAAGCCCAGAAGCTGGCCGCCGTGATCCACTCCGCTTCCACCTGCCCTGATCGCACAAAGGAGCTGGTCTGATGTTCGCCACCGTTGACGACGCCATGGCCGCCTGCGAAACCGCAGGCCTTGAGCCCCGCATCCAGCACGGCGGCCTTGGGGAGACCAGCTACTGGGTCTACCTCGGTGGCTCCTACATCAGCTACTGGAGCGATCAGCAGTTCCTGAGCTGGGCTAATGCCTACTTCGCCATGCAAGAGGCCGGGGAGCCCGACGACACCGACAGCGACGAAGACGTGTTCTTTGTCCTGCCGTCCGCAGCACGGGGGGAAGTCTGATGCCTGCCTACGTCATCACCTACCGGCGCCCTTCTGCCTACTTCCCAGAGGTGCCGATCAACGACACCACCATCTGGGTCACGCCAGAGGACTGGGATGCCGTCTACGCCTCAGAGCGGTTTGAGGCCATCCACAGCAACACGACCGTGCTCAACATCCTCCCCTGCCACCAATGAGCCCTGAGCTTCCCCCTTTCTGTAATGCCCGTGCTCGCGCCCGTATTCGTGCCGCTGCGCCTCGTTCACGTCGCGTTGCATCGCCTCGCCGCCCCAACCGCTGTGCTGCGGCTTTTGCCAAGGCCTTTACCTATCGCGGAGCCCTGACCGTCTTTGCCGTGGGCACCTTCCTCCTGGCTTGGTACGCGGTGTCCCTTGATCAAAAGGAGCAGCAGCACCGCCGGGACATGGCTTACCTCACCTACCGCACCCTTCCATGAGTGTTCCCACCCTTGACCCCACCATTGAGCAAGTGGCCGAATGGTGCCGAGGTCTTCGCTACACCGAAGAAGATCTGAGCTACGAACGAATGATCGCCATGCAGGCCGCCCAATGGGGTGCCGACCAAGAGCTGGAGGCGTGTCTGGACCAGCTGCAGCGCTGGGGGATCCAAGGCGTAGACAACCTCCGCAATACCCGACGCCCCAAGCCGCCGAGCTTGAAGGAGCAGGCGCTTGAGGTAGTCACCGGCCTGCAAAAGCGCGTTGACCTGCAATGCGACTTGTCCCTTCTTCGCCGCGCCCTGGAGCAACTCGATGACTGACCGCGCCTGGCTGTGCCTCGTCTGCGCCGTGCTGTCCCTGCAGATCGGCCTAGCCATTTACTTCCTGCCCCAGAAGTGGCTGGTGTGTCGTGTGCTCTACACCGAGACCTTAGCCCGTGTCCTTTGCCTGTCTTCCAAGTGACCACCGACACCACCACCGCAGCGCCTGAGCTGCTCATTGCCGACGACGAGGATTCAAGGTTCCGATTCAAGCTGGGCAAGCGTGCCTACGTCCGTGGCTGGATCAATTCCGAGCCCGTCATCATCACCCGCCGCCTGCTGCACCTCTCCACCGTGGGCATCTACTCGCCGCACTACGAGGTGGCAGACGCAGACGGCAAAGGCTGGCGCATTGCCCAGCTGGAACTCAGCAGCAAAGCCATCGACGTGCGATGACCATCTACCGCAAACCAGCCCCGCAGGTTGACCGCCTCCCAGACCAGGCCATCCGCATCACCGTGGGCAAGTTGACTTCAACCGTTCACTCTGAGCACCTCGTCCCAGAGCGCATCCTGCAGCTCACCCGCCGCCATCAGCGCCACCGCTACGGCAAAGGCACCCACAACCCCAACGCACGCTGGACCGAGGCCGTGGTCAGGGAGATGCGGGAACTGCACCTGTTGCAGCACCAGAGCATCTGCGCCATAGCGGCCCGCTTCAACACCCACGATGCCAGCGTGTCCCGCATCGTGCGGTGGAAGGATTGGGCCCACTGTGACCACGACCTGCGGGAGCTGCCACGGCCCAAGTTGATCGGCAACCAACGCCCACAGCTCAGTCCGGAAGAAGAAGCCCGCCGGCTACAGGCCAAGCGGGAACGGCAGCGGGAATACAACCGCAACTACCGCAACCGGCAACGAACCCTGAACTGCGCAACCTGCGTCCATTGGGTTCACAAATGCGGGCTGGGTTACCCGGAAGCCTCACGCACCAAGGGGACGTACGCCCGCCACTGTCCTGCATACGCAACGCCATGACTGACTACAAAGCACTAGCCGCCGAGCTGTTGACGGCGCTTGAAATTCAGCTTGACGAACTGGCGCTCACCAACCGGCTCTGCAAACGCGCCCGCGCCGCCCTGGCTGAGTGGGATGGGGCGGGGCCTACGGATGAGGAGCTGCTGGAGTTGATGCCTGAAACAATGCGGGATGAGTTTAGTTACGCGGCTCAGGTTTGCTCAAACGCAACCGGCGACAAGGTAAAGCCTGGGATTTTCCGCGTCTGCCTCAATACTGCGGCACTGGAACATGCCCGCGCCGTCTTGGCCCGCTACGGCACCCACCCCCGCCCCATTCCACCACTCGACGCAACCCGCCAACTGATCCTGAAGCTGACCGCAGAACTGGCCCGACTGCATGACAGCGAACCGAACACACTGGACCTGATTGCTCAAGCTCGCGCTTTCATTGACGCGGGCCAGCTGCGCCCGCAACGCGCTGAGCTGCTCCCCTGACGAGGTGCTGACGCGGGCATACCCAGCAGTGAGTCCGTCCATGGGGGCGGACTATATCCCGTTGCGCACCGATCCTCGCCTTAGTGGCCTACGGGATATACAGGCTGAAACCTGCTGCGCTGCAGGCAGTCTCAGCTAGCACCCAGTCAGGATCAGCCCCGTCACCCACGTATCCGCACCCTCGGCCCGCAGCGCCTGCCGCACCTCGTCCACGTCATCGCGGTGGATCTTGCGGCAGCTTGCCCCGGCTCGCGTCCACCACCAGACCGTGACCAGCTGCTCACGCGCCTCTGCCACGTCCATGCCATGCCTGCCGTTACAGCAGGTTGCCGGAAACCTAAGGAACAGGCGGCAGATGGATGGCCAGGGGCGGTGCAAGACGGCAACCACGGGACGCCCGTGGGCGGTTCTCCAGCACCGGGGCCACCGCACGTGGCGGACGGATCAAAAAGGCCTCAGGCAAGCGGGCCACGGTGACGGCCAAGGCCAAGGGGGCGGCACCCTCGGGCACCATCGGCCGGCGGCCGGGAAAACCGTCAAAACCGCCAACGCCAGCCAACAACATCCGCCCAGGCCGCGCACCCATCCGCAGCGGCATCAGGCCTTACCAGCCAGTCACCGGATCCGGCCGTAATGCTAAAGGGGATCGCCAATGGGTCAGGACTGCAGGCAACCTCTCCGGCGCCTACACCGAGTTAAAGGGCATTGGCAAGCGTGCCAAGCAGATGCGTCACGCCATGCAACGGCAGGATGCCCGCTGGATCACCGAGCGCAGCAAGCCGGGCATTGATGGCGAGATCGGCCGGATCATGGCGCAAGGCGCCAACTTCAAGCAGGCCAACCGTGCCATCCGCCGCCGTGCATCACGCGCCGCCAAAGCAGCAGCGGCAGGCAGCAAGCCGGCACAGAAGGCCCTGCAGATATACGACCAGCAGCTGGCCTTCACCGGCAAAGGCAAGCCCAAAGCCGGCAAGAACAATCTTCGCCCGGGGCCGCGCAACACGTCAGGCCCGCCGAAACGCACCCGCAAACCACGCAAGCCACGCAAATGATCGTTGAAGCTCCGACCATCGAAGTGGTCAATCAGGGCGGGGAACCCGTCTGGCGTGTCAGTGGCCTCGGGATGAGCGTCTGCGACCGCTGCGGCGCCCGTGCGCAGGAACTCTGGCGCCAGATGGCCGTGGCGCGGGGCTACAGCGGGCCGGAACCGGACAGGGCGGCCTGAGCTTCCAGCGCGGCGATGTGCCGGGTGGCAGCCCTGATGATCTGGTCTTGGTGGATCGTCAATCTCCACAACTTCATCGCCATGGCCAGCACATCGCCAGGCGCCCCTGATTCCAGCGCCCGCTTGCCGCGCTCCAACTCAACTTCATGGTGGAGCTGAAGCTGAGGACACATCCAATCGCCCCAGTGAGGCGAGGGCTTGGCGGACATGGGCGTGGTGCGGTTTTCTCAGGTTGCCAGCTGGCTACAGGTATCTCCGATTGCCTCGGATCCTGCCCTCCATCGTGTTCTTCTGCTGCTGGAGCACGTCAAGCGCTTTCCTGGCCGTCTGCTCACTCTTGTTGAGCTTGTTGATCTTGCTGACAATCTCAGCGTGCTGCCTCTGCATGGCTGCGGTGATGGGCTTGCCAGCTGCCTTGCGTTCGGCTGCCTTCTGTTGGATCTGGACTGCCTTCTGCGTGAGTGCCGTGCTTTGCCTGAGGTTGGCAATGCTTGTGCGCGAGAAGTTCTCTCCTGCCCGTTTGGCTCTGCGATCATGCGCAGACTTGGCAAGGCTTGCGGTACTAGAGAAGGCTCTGGTTTCAATCCTTCCAGTCAGCAAGGAGTCGGCCGCTCGTCGCTGCGCCCTGAGCGTGCCTGCCGTTTGAGCGGAAGCGAGGGCCGCATTTTTTTCGCGGGCTCGGTCACGGCCTCTCATCCGCTGCCGCTCTTTGGGGGTCGCCAGGTATCCGGCTGCGTTGTACTTGTACTGATCAGAGTTCACGCCAGGGAGCTTGGTGGCCGGAGCCTTGCCCTTGCCTGATCGGGCCGTCGTCTTGGGCTTTAGCGTTCCGGGCTTGAGACCTTTGGGCTTGGCAACGGTGCCGGCGGTTCTGGGGAGTCGTGTCTTGGCCTTGGCTACGGGCGCAGGCTTAGCGACTGGCTTTGGCTTGAGTGTCCCCGGTTTGAGACCTTTGGGCTTGGCGATAGTGCCATTCCCTCCACCCTTGGCCTTAACTGTGACGGTGGCCCGCTTGTTCCCGCCGGCAGTCTTCAGCCGCCCACCACGAGCCGTGGCGCCAGTCGAGGCGAACCGCCCACGGTTGTCTCTTGCATACCGGCGCCCGCCACTCTTGGCCACGATCCCTAAGCGTTTGCCTAGCTTGCCTTTGGCGTCGGGCAGCTCCCTAGACCCCAATCGCAGAACAGATCACGGGGGTCCGTGTCCCGCATCCACCCGATCAGCGTCTGCAGGTCACCGATAGACCGCATCCCCACGCAGCCGGCCGTGCCAGGGCTGCTGCCCGCGTTGGCGTCGTAGTGGATTTCGATGGCACTGCGCTGCGTTGTGCCCGGTTCCAAGTACCGCAGGGGGATGCTGGCAGGCCCCAGCCCCACACCCCAGCTGGCCGCGTAGTTGTCTTTCCCGCCGGCCCACGCGATGTCAGAGATGCCCCAGCGGCCCTCTGGCAGCGGCTCCAGGCTCCCGGCTTTGGAGTCCACGCCCTTGCGGAACACCTGCGCCCGTGGGGCTCCAGAGACGGCCAGCAGCTCACCCACCACGGCGCCACCCTTGACGTACTGCAGCTTCAGCAGCTCCAGCCCTCTGCCGTCTTTCTTGCCGGCCCTCGTCAGCCTCAGGTGCGGCTTGCTGGTGGGCGGTGCCACGGTGGCGGGCTTGGGCGGTGTAGATCCGCCAAGGAACAGCAGCACCTCAGCCTCACGGCGCCGCTTGAGCCCCTGCAGCACCTTCCCGTCTGCCTTGTCCCAACGGATCAGCTCCTGCGGGACCACGACGGCAGGATCTTCCTTAGCCATCAGCCGCTTGCGCAGCGTGGAATCCTCAACGGCCCCTAGGCCCACATTGAAGGCCCACGACACCAATGCCGCCTGCTGGTCCGGCTTCCATGCCTTGGCCATCGGCAATAGGGCGAACATGCCGGGGGCAAAGAGGTTCTCAACCTGATTGACCAGCAGTTCCTCAGCAAACTCAGCCGTGATCTTGTCGCCCATCCGCACGGGCTTGTTGATCATGCGGGTGGCCCCGTATCCAATGGTTGGCACGCCAGCAGGGCAGCGGTAGGCCTCAAGGCGCAAAGACTCAAACTCTTTGATGATCTTCAGCGCGGGCTTCAGCCAGGCCGGCTCCGGCAGCCTCGCGGGGCTCCCCTCGGCCCGCCATGCATCCGTGAACAGCTCCCGCTGCTCATCCGTGAGCGCCTGATCCAGCGCCGACAACGCGGCCAGCTGATGGGGCGTGAGCTTCCCCCGCTTGGCAGCCTCTTCCGCTGCCCCGCGCACCGTTGCAAACGTCATCAGCGGCGACGGCGGTCGAAGGGAACAGCGGCGGCCACGGGGTTGAACAGACGGGCGACGGCCTCGATCTGCCCCATGGTTGCCGGCTTGCCCACGGCATCCGCGATGGCGCTGGCAATCAGGCCCTCCACGATCACGGGCGGGACGCTGTTGCGCAGCACCATCGGCAGCTCCTGATCCAGCCGGCCGAACACCTGAGGCAACACGGCCTGCAAAGCACGATCAACGGCCATCTCGGCCAGACGGGTGGCCAGACGGCCGATCAGGGGGCGCAATCTCACGGTGGAGCCTGCAGTTTCCCTAGTTTTCCCTGCCCAGGAACCGCCCATCAGGCCCACGCTTCGGGCCACGCTCTTGCCGCCGCTTGTGCCCCGACAGATAGGCAGCCACCGGAGACTGCGCCAGCAGCCCGCCGATCCCCAGCCCCGAGGCCCTCAAGTCTGCCTGCATGTTGTCCCATGCCGGCTGGCACTGATCCGGCCCGGATGCCCGCATCTCGCACAACCCAACCCGCACCGCGCCGGAGACAGCCAGCGACACGGCAGCGCCGACGATCATCATGCCGATGGGGGTAAACCCTTTGAACGTGGGGGAGACGCTGATCATGGCCGCTGCCTCATTTCCTGCCGTGTCATCCGCACGCCCAGATCCTGCAGCTCGGCCTTGAACTCCCGCATCTCGCTCTGAAACGTCTCCTGATTGATCAGGACACGATCCAGCCGGATCGGCACCTGCACGGCCAGGTAGCCGATGCCGCCAACGCCGCAGATGATCAGCCACGACACCACATGGCGGCGGACTTCATCCCAAAAAGGGTCGGGCGTCCCGTTCACGAGAACCTCCATGGCATGTGCCCAGTCGCTGGGCAGGCTTGGGCATTCATGGCCGGCGATGGTCACAGCGGGACTTAATAAAGGTTGCCGATTCTGAGAGGCCATAGGTATAGCCCTCACTCGCGGTAGGTTGCCGCTTAGAAGATCAGTACGCGCCGCCGAATTGTGGTCTTGCTCAAGTCTGCAGCTTGCCCCGTCACAGCAAACGATCCAACGCCCCCTGCCGACATGTAGCCCCTAAGCAGTGCCGCAGCTTGCCCCGTCACGGCAAACGCGCCCGCATCCAGCGGCTCAACCCCTCCACCCTTGATCAGATCAGCCGTGATGCCGGTGACAGCAAACGCACCGCCACCAACTGCCAGATACCGCTGGCCCTGGAACCCTGCGCTCTGGCCCGCAACGACATAGGAGCCAGCCGCACCGGGCACCAGCAGCGCCCGCGCCAAGGCCGCTCCCTGCCCAGACACCGTGAAGGCGCCAGTGCCACCCGTAGCAAGCCGGCCCGCTTTGAGCGATGCAGGGTGTGCCGTGACGCTGAACGCCCCTGCGCTGCCTGTGGCAATGCGGCCCGTCTTGACGGTGGCAGCCTGCCCCGAGATGGCAAACGAGCCGACAGCACCCACCACCTGGCGGATGGCAGCAAGCCCGGCCGCAATGCCGATGACGGCAAACGATCCGACAGCACCGGCCATGCTGCGGCCCTTGATCAGGGCTGCCGCTACGCCTGTGGCCGTGAAGCTGCCAGCGTCGCCAGTGGCCTTACGGCCCGTGAGGGTGCCGGCTGCGATGCCGGTGATGGTGAACGCCCCGGCAGAGGCCCCCAGCAGCCGCCCACGCAGCGTGCCAGCAGCAACGCCACTGACGCTGTAGTTGCCAGCGGCAGCCGTCGTCAGGCGTCCTGCATTGGTGCCGGCAGCTTGCCCGGTGACGGCATACGATCCGGCCGCACCTGTCGTCAGACGGCCGCGCAGGGTGCCCGCTGCAACGCCTGTGGCCGTGAAGGTGCCACGGGATGCCGTCAGGCTGTAGGCACCAGCAGTGCCCCCGTACAGCGACCGCGTAATGGCACGGGTGCCACCTCGCGCCCTACAGGTGCTGGTGCAACGGAAAACATCAGGCCGGACCCAGATGCCAAAGCGGACCCGCGTCCGAGCCATGGCTTAGCCCTCCGCGATCTCGATCAGGACGTTCGGTGTGCTGGTGCTGGTGCTTTCGGGCAGGCCCATGAGCATGATGGCCGAGGTGCCGAATACTTCCGGCATCCCGGTGAGGTCAGGGCCAAACACCTTATGGGTGTTGGCTTCGCAGCGGCCGGTCCAGAGGCGCCGCATGAATACGGCGGTGACCGCACCCGTGGAGCTGGTGGCACCGTTCACCAGATAGCCATTCATCAGGCGGGCGCCGTAGTCCCCTGAGTTCCATGGCACCCGCAGCATCCGGTTTACAGCGACGTTCTGCGTGCTGACCGTGGCGCTGCTCTCTGCGGTGTTGTCGTCCTGATCCTTGTAGGACATCTGGAACGTGTGAGCGTGGTTAGAGCCTGCGGTGCTCAGCCACACCCACATCTCCACCTCTTCGTAGGCCGGCGTTGTGCCATCCGAGCGGAACGGAAGGCGGCCCGTGAAGCTCGGCTGCGTGCCCAGCGTGACGGTGGTTGTGCCGCTGGTGGGGATCGTCGTGGGGCCAGCCCAGAAGATCACATCAAACAGCGCCAGAGTCTGGTTGACGGGGGAGAACGCCTCCACCCGCGACAGATAGCCCTTGTTGCTGCCGTTGAAGGCCTGGATCGTGGGAAAGCCGGTGGTCGCGTCCGTGGGCACCACGCCCGTGGTGGTGTTGGAGGGAGCGGCACCAGCGCCGGGGAATCCAGCGGCGGCAACCGTGGTCGCCCAGTTTCCGGCAGTAGTCGTGACCGCGCCGGACTTGCTGATCTGGATGTGCTGCTTATACGCCCCGATGTACTGGTCAAACGTCGTGATTGCCATCAGGCCACCGTGAACAGGCCGTTGCTTTGATCCAGATCAACCGTGAAGGTCTCAGATGTGGCCAGAGTGACGCTGCTGCCATAGTCCCAGTAGCCGATGAGCGGATCAGCCGGTGATGTGGGCGTGTCGTTGTAGAGCACCGCGTATCTGAATGGACCCAAAGACGCGGAGGCCGTCCACACCGGATCGGTGCCGCCCGTGCACTTGAAGGTGCCCGAAGTCTCGGCGCCCGTGATTGTGCCGACAGAGATGCCGCCGCTGGTGTAGCCGGCGCCTGTCCCCAGCTCCGTGATGTCAGCCCGTACAGCGTGGGTTGCGGTGTTGGGGGCAGTGTTGGTGAGCGCCACCTTCAGCACGTGGCTGGTGCCGGTCTGGAACTGGTGGACCCCGCTACAGAGGTCCGTCACAAACTGCTCGTATTTGACGAAAGAGGCCACGGAGAACTAGCGGCTTTGGTCCCCTAGGTTTCCAGCGTCAGGCTCAGCTCAGCCACCGTGCCGCTCACCGCGCTGATCTCCAGCCACACAAAGGAATCCGCCGGGATCGGCATTTGGTCAATGGCCACGCTGGTGCCCGTGGTGGTGTTGGTAACGGCGGTGCTGATCGTGGCCGCGGTGCCGCTGGCGGTGCGGTCTGCGGCGTGTTTGATGACGAAGGTGACGCTCGGGGTGCTGCTGCCCTGCAGCACGGCAATCACAGCCGTCAACGTCACGTCCGTATCAGCACGGAACAGCGTGAAGTCGTCGCCGGCCTGTGGGTTGGGGATGCTGATGCTCTTGGGCAGCTCCAGGTTGGCCAGCCCCGTGGGCGGCGTGTAGTTGAGGATTCCGGCCTCGCTGGGGATCCTCAGCTGCATCTGATTCTTGGGCCCGACCCGCTCGGGCACGTTGATCCGCGTGACCGTGGAGCCGGAAAAGCTGTAGAGCAGGATGCCGGCCACGGTGTTCAGGTTGCTGTCCCCTTCCCAGTCCGTCAGGTACACGGTCCATTCCCGCGTTGCCCCCTGCCCTTGGTACTGCAGCACCGGGGTCAGATCCGGCTCCGTCAGGATCACGCACTCCAGCCCGCTCACCCGCGTCCCCGGTGCCAGGCCTTCCCCTGCAGACCGCACCGCAATCGACGGCGTGGTGACCCCATTGGCCAGCGTGTAGAGCCCCAGGAACGGGGACAACACCGTTGCCAGCTGGCCTCTGAGGGTGAGCACGTCCATGCCTCAGCTTGCCGCCATCAGGAGCAAATCCCCTTCCAACCAGGCTGCCGCATACCGATTCGGCACGGTCAGGTCGTAGTGCAGCAGCGGCCGGTCCATGTCCCGGACCCTAACGGGGCCATGCAGCGGCTTGCCCACGCACACCAGCCCACCACGCACGTTCCGGCCCTCCAGCTTCGGCGCCAGCACCCACACCACCCCGTCATCTGATCGCAGGCACCGCAGGCTGGGGGGCCCCACGTCAGGCTTGGACGCCTTCAGGATCTCCGGCCAGGCCGCCAGCAGGATTGGTGGAGCTTGCCCCTCCCGCTGCAGGCTCAGCGCCACGGCAGCCACCTGAGGCGACAGGCCCTCGCCGCTGCTGGCCTTCTGCTCACGCTGGAACAGGGCCACATCCGCCGGCAGGAACGGCTCACGCCGTTTTGACTCGTCCCGATTCAGGTTCAGGGTCGTGCTGTGGAGGTAAGCGATTGGCAGCTCTGCCAGCGCCGCAGCGTCCAATTTCATCCGCTGCAGGTGGTTCCACGCACGGATCACCACCGCCCGCAGCTCAGCCCCAAACGTCTGCCGGTGAAACTGCCCCGGAAACGCCGCGATCAGGCCCCAGAAGACCTCTTCCCAGTCCCACGCCTCGGGCTGCCATCGCCCGCTTGCGGCTTTCCCAGCTCCTCCTCCGTCCGGGGCTTGCTGGGCAGATCCTCGGTGATCGTCTCCTCTTCTGCCAGCCGGTACAGCTCGTTGAACAGCGTCCGGTGTAGACCCTGTGTATCCGCCAGCCCCCAGTCGGGCAGGTTCAGCCGGTGACGGATCAAAGCGGTCACGGTGGCCTGTTGCGTGCGCTGGCCGGCACTGCGGAACACCTGGCCCACTTCCTCGATCTTGGCCGCGTGCTTGAGCTTCATGGCCTCCGCTGCCGGCTCCAGCTCGCGGCCGGCAACCGATGCCTCAATCAGCTCAAACGCCTCGGTGAGGGTGATGCCCTCGGCTTTGGCAATCGCATCGGCAGCCTGCGCACCTTTGACAAAGGACGACTGATCCTTGGCCAGCAGATCCTGGATCGTGGCACTCTCTGCCACCGTCAGACCGCCCAGCACGGGCACTTCCAGCGTGCCGCTGGCCTCATTGCCCACAACCCGTTTCTCAGGGGTTGCAGGCGCCTGCAGGAACGGAAGGCCCATGGTATCGGTGCTGATGCTTGATCCTACCTTTGGGAAGCAGATCGCGCCTGCGCAGCCCGAAGGGCGACGACGGCACCGATCTCGGACAAGGTGCCGAAGCGGTTGGCGTGCGTGGTCATGCGAGCTGCAGCTCGCAGAGCGTTAAGGCGATCCTGCGCCTCGGTCACTTGCGCCTGCTGTGACTCGTAGCGGCGGCGTGCGTTGTCGGCGGTGATGGCGTCGGCTGTGCCGGGGCGGGGGCCTGGAGTGGGGCGGTAGTTCGCCATGACTAGGCCAGCGAGGTGATGGACGTGGGCGGGGTGTAGGTGGCACCCGTGTAGAGGGCGCGGGCGGTGAAGCGTAATCCGTGCAGCTTCGTGGCCGTGTTCGTAATGCCGCTGGTGCCAGTACCAGTGCCCAAACCGTTGCCGTATGTGCTGTCTGTGCTTATGTCATAGTCATCAAAAACTGAGCCCCAGCTTGGGAGATCCTCTGACGGCACGTCAATAACTTCAAGCAGTCTGACTCCGTCAAAGTAGAAAGAGACGGATCGAGTCGCATCGGAGGACCCAGGGATTTGCACTATAGCCATATGATGCCACACGCTTGTATCCGCAAGACCCGGCACTACTAGCGAGCCAGCAATGCCGTCAGGGTGCTCAAACTCATACCCCTCTACGTCTATGTTTCCGTACCACATGAAAAGGGATCCTATGTTTTCATATGTTGATCCTGTGTAGTAGTTGGTCTGGTCTATGGAAAACCCCCACGACCCGTCTTCGCGGTAAGCGGCGCTGCCCGAAAACGGCCTCAGGGGTCCAGATGTTCTAGTGGCAAGCTTGGCTAATACCTCAAACGTAAATTCTTTGGCTGCGGGCTCTTGGCTGACGCCGCTTTTTGCCTTGGCGATAGAAATACGATACAGAGGGTCGAAAGACCCCGGGGCTCGCACGTCAGAGCAGTAAAAAGAGTTACTTCCCAGAGGCCCTTCTCCGAGCCCAAACTGAGTAAAGTCAATCCCCCATGTGCCCTCTGGCACGCCCTCATTAATGTAATAGTCTGAAAATGCAAATGGCGAAATGTTATTAGTTGCGACGTTGAATCCGGCATCGGAGGGCGCAAACAACCAACCGTCGGCAGTAGCAACAACGGGAACACGATACGCGGCCACGGGTTGCTGTAGCACCCGCCGCCGGTCGGACCTGATGCCATACAGCAGGGCGCCATCGCGCCCTCTCCCCTGCTGCGCCTTGGCTGCGGCATCTGCCTCCACCGCCTTGCCCGCCAGCTTGCTATTGCGGTCTGCCAGCAGCTTGGCCTGGCGGTTGGCGTTCACCTGCGATTGGTTCAGCTGGCGCAGGGCGGCCAAAGCGACATCAACGACGATGTTGGTAGACACAGCGCCTTAATCGTTGGTGTTGAGACTTATGCGGTATGTCTGAGTTTGACCGGCGGCTAGGGTGATGTTCGGTGCTTCAGTTAGCACGCTGTGCGGGTATGTGGCGCCGTCGATGTAGATCACGACGCGATCAAAGCTGTAGCCGGCGCCTGTTGCTGTGAAGGCTGCGTCAATGTCGGGCAGCTCATAGCGGCCGTCCGTGCCGTCGTATGCGCCAGTGCCGATGACTTCGGAGTAGCGCACGTAGCCATTGCCGCTTTTCTCTACGCTCTGCCAGTTCGCCACGGTGCTCTGAGCGTCGTAGCCGGTGCCCCCGACCGACGCCAATAGCACCTTGAGCGTCTCGCCTTCATAGGCCAGGGCCGCCACGCGCTCCAGTTCCTTCTGACTCAGGGCTGCGGTGAGGGTCATGGATAAAGTCCTGTGGCTCTAGGTTGCCGGCTCAAGGGTTGACTGTGACTGTCACACCAATAACGGTGCCAATGGGATCCACAACAGTTAGCAGGCTGAGGTCATAGGGATAGCCGGTGACCGTTACGCCCAGCACTGTGCTCACCGTGGCAGGCGTCAACAGCTCCAACGCATAGGGCAGGCTCTGGACCGTCAGCCCCAGCACGGTGGAGGCGACGATGGGCACCGTCTCGTTCCACACGGGCACTGGCGTCGTCACCGTCATCTCTCCGTCCACCACGGCCGGCGTGGTGGGCAGGGTGGTGATGCCGGGGGCTACGGGGAACCAGAACGTGCCGGTGCCGCCCACGGCGCCCCAGAACAGGGCATCAGTGCTGGCGAGGATGCCATCGGGGCTCATCGTCCAGCTGGTGCCGTTGGTGCGATACAACGCGCTGAGGCCGTTGGCTTGGAGCACGAAGGGCGAGAACGGCGCAGCAGGCATCAGCTCCGCTGCCATCTGCACGTTGATGCCGTAGCGGTTGCCCATGAGCAGCATGTTCTGGGCCCTGCCGTAGGCCCTGGCCTTGGTGGGCGCATCGCTGGGGCTGGCGCTGTAGGTCACGCTCGGCGGGCTGCCGCTCTTGGTGAAGATGTCATCCGGCGCGTACGGCATGGACAGCGTGATGCGGCGGGTGGCTAGGGGGCTCCCTAGCGCCAGCTCAATCTCGCTTTCACTGGCGGTCCGCCAGCCGTTGTTGGGGTCCGGCTTTGCCTCACCTTCGCCTTTGGCGCTTTCCTTGTTGATCCGGTCTGCGGCGCTGGCACGCTGCTCAAGGCCGATGTCACGGCCGGTGCTGATGCGCGTCTCGGTGCCCTCGGACTGCAGCACCAGCGCCGCATCCAGAAAAGCCGGCGCCAACGTGGTGTAGAAGTCGGCATTGCCTTGGTTGCGGGTCAGCGCCGATGCCAGGGCTTGCTGCCCCTTCTGCGTGTAGCCGTTGGCCCGCAGCGTCTCGGTGGTGGACTTGGTGCAGGGGGTGCCGGCCTGGGTGGTGCCCGCCTCGGGGATGCTGATGGTGCGGGATGCTGTGAAGCGTTCGGCGTTGCTCTTGCGGTACTCAAACACCGTGCCGCCAGGCTGCCCCGCCATGTCGTAGATCTGGCTGGAGGCGTACATCTTGATGCAGGGCTCTGACACCTCCTGCACCTGACGTTCCACCTCTTGGTAGCCATCCGGCGGATCAGCCTTGGGCGTTTCGCCCGGCGCGGCGACGTTGTAGGTGTAGGTCTCGGTGGTGATGATGGTGTACTCATCGCTGCCGTCCGGCGGGCCGTAGACGGCCCATGACTGGTACTGCCCGCTCTTGTGCTGCAGGTAGGCCGGCGCCAACTCAGCCAGGATCGTGTACTGCGTCGTGGTGCGGGTGGTGACACGATCGAGCGTGTCGTAGGCGGTGAAGGTGACGGTGCGGGGGGTGTAGGTGTACTCCCACTGCTCTGGCACCGACACCGGGAACGGGTTGGAGTCGTAGAAGGGGTTGGACACCAGCACCGTAGAAGGTGCCCCGATGGTTTCCTCCCGCTCCCAGTTCTTCTCTGCCTTCTGCTCTTCCGGCTCATCCGGGTCAACAGGCTCCGGTGCGTTCAGCTTGAGGCTGCTGTAGCTGACGGTGACGGCATCGCCTGGCAGCTGGCCCACACCGATCTGGGCAATGTCGATGACGTTGGCAGAGGTGAACACCGGGCCGGTGCCGCCTGCTGCGCTCAGGTTGATGGTCTGCAGCGTCTCGGTGTCGTCCAGATAGCCGCAGAGGCACTCGGACACCATCAGATCGCTCAGGATCGAGACGTAGCCGGCACCAAAATCGAACTGGGCAACGCTGAAGCTGTTGGTCAGGCCCGGGGCGCCTGCGATGCCGAGCCTGCTGCAGCACTCGGCCGCGATGGCAGCGGCACTGATCGGAACCGTGATGATGGCCGCGTCGTCTGCCGTGATGCCAGAGTTGGCAGGGTCGTCGGTGTAGTCCCACTTCAGGGGTTCCTGCACGTCCTGCAGGTAGGTCAGCTTGCAGCCCAGCTCCACCTTGGTGGTGCGGCGGAAGGGATCGGCAAAGCTGCTCAGCACCCGCAGCGTGCGGGGCACGTCGTAGGTGACGCCATCCTTGGTGTAGGAGAAGGTGACGGCGGTGCCGATGGCCGGGGTGATGAGGCCGCTGATCTCACAGTTGCCCTTGGTCTTGACCAGCCCCGTGCCCTGCACGTAGTCATCGGAAACCGAGGCGCTGATCAGGGTGCCGAGGCTGCATGTGACCGTGGCGCGGATGTCAATGGCCATCAGATGATCTGCAGCGCCGTCAGGGTCACGGAATACCTAGTCGATTTCGCCCCCCCGGAGATGATCACCTCAGCCGAGGCAGACGGTGGGCTGATCGGGAACCAGCTGGTAGACGACGGGACGGCGGCAATCGTTTCGTCGTACCAGCTCAGCACGTCTGCGTAGGTTCCCGTGGTCAGATACCCCTCGATCTGGCGGACCTTATGGGCCACCAACGGCCCGGTGATGTAGCTCACCCCCGTTGCCGTGAGTGCCACGTTGGGCCCGTCCTGGCGCGTGTCCATCGGCTTGGTGAGCGTGACCACAGGGGACGTGCCAGAGCCCCGCGTAAGGGTCACCGTGCCAAGGCTGGGGACCAGTGCCTCCGATGCCTGCCGGCTCTTTTCCTGCTCCCGCAGCAGCACCGCCAGCGCCTGCGCTGCGTCCACCATCGCCACAGAGGCGGCCACGTAGGTGCCGGTTTGATCGCCCTGCGGGGGATCCGCAAACCAGCAGGCCAGCCCGCTCACGCTCACGCCATTGGCGCTGGTGATCGTCACGCTGATGGTGGTGCCCACGGCGCCGCTGCTCAGCGTGTCGGCATCCGTGATGCGCGTGTCCCGCCAAGTGTTGTAGACGCTGACGAGGTTGGCCCACTCTGCCGGCGTGAGCAGCCCACTGATCTGGAACGTGCGGGCAGTGAGGCCTGCCCGTGCATCGCCCTCATAGCCGAACGGCTGAGCGGTCAGGACGTTGCAGGTGAAGGCTCCGATGGTGACGGTCATGGCTAGATGGCGCGGTTGAGCACGTCGCCATAGGCGGCAGAGGATCCATCGGCGTCGACGCGGACGTTGACGGCCCAGCTCTTTTCCACAAGCCCCTGCATGATTCCGCCCAGCGTGCTCATGCCACCGACAACAGCTTGCTGACTTGTCTCCAGCTGTGCATTTGCTGCGACTACCGCATCCTGGGTCACCTTGAGATTGGAGAAGGCATCAGCGATGGCCTTGGACTGAGAGGCGAACTGGATGAAGGCCTGCGCGTCCTGCTGCCCGGGGATCTTGGTGGGATCAATGAAGCCTGTCTGCACGCCACGGATGACGTCCTGCCGCGCCCGCTCCAGCACTACGGCTTTGCCCTCGCTGTTCAAGATGTCAAAGTTGCTGGTGAGGGCATCGCTCAGGCGCTGGGTGGCATCGTTGAGGATGTCCCGCAGCTGCCGCGCACCGTTGATGAGCGACAGCTCCACGTTCTTTCCTGCCTTGACCGATTCCGCCAAGGTCGCCCGCACCGTTTCCGTGGGCGCCCCGGTGGTGAACTGGTTTTCAAGCTCAAAGGTCAGCTGCTTCTGCTGATCCTTGGCAGCGGTGATGGACTGCAGCACGGCATTGACGGCCGACAACTGGCCGCGCTGTGCTTGGTTGTCCACCGCCGCCAGTTCCTTGGCCTTGGCGATCTGTTGGTCAAGGTTGTCCAGGGATAGCCTAGTCTGCTGCTCAAATAGGGTGGTATTGGCCCGAAGCGTGACCGGATCCTTTGACGCTTCCTCGATCTTCTTCTGCAGTTCCTTGATCTGCTGACCAGCCTCCACGTAAGCATCACTGTTGATGTCCAGCTGCGTGCGCTTGGTCTGCAGTTCCTTGATCTTGTCGCTGATCTTGCCAACGGTGTTCAACCGGTTCTTTTCAGCTAGAGCTGCCGCCGCCGTTGCCGCTGCCACGCCTTCCAGCTCAGCCTGACGGTCTGGGTACTTCTCCCTCCACAGCTTGGCCAGCTCGCGGAATCGCGACAGCACGGCATCCACCTGCTCAGGCTTGGCCAGGCCAATATTCTTGATGCCCACGTCCTTCTGGGCATCGGTGAACAGGGCATTGGCTTGCTTGTCCGTCAGGTTGAGCTGCTGCTGCAGCGACTTGACCGCAACGACGGAATTGAGCGCCTCTTGCTTAAAGATGCCGAGGTTGCCCAGCAAGCCAGTGCCAAAGCCCAGCTGATCGGCGCGATTCTTGTCGCCCTGAACCTGCAGGATCTTGGTCAGGGTTTCGACCCCCTGGATCACCGTAGGCAGTAGGTTCTGGCCAAAGGAGGTCTGCAGATCCTTCCAAGCATTGCCCAGCTTCTGGAAGTTTTGGGCAGCCGTGGGGGCCCCTCCCGCTGCTGCCGTCAACTCGTTAAGGCCTTTGGTCAAGGCAGGGAAGAACTGCCCAGCCGTGAGCCGGCCCGATTCCACCAGCTTGATTAGCTCCTGCTGCGTGACGCCTAGGCCCTTGGCCGCAGCGGAGAACGCAATCGGCAGCCGCTCCCCAAGCTGACCGCGCAGTTCCTCCATCTGCACGTTGCCCTTGGATGCGATCTGCTGCAGGGCTAGCAGGCTGCCGCTCAGCTCGTCATTGCTCAGGCCCAATGCCTGCGCAGACCGCGCGACGGCAGCAAACAGGTCTTCCTGCACCTTCAGAGGCGTGCCAGCGGCAGACGCTGCAGCGGTGAAGCTGCCAAAGGTGCCTGCCAGGGTGGTGAAGCTCAGCCCCAGCTCGTCAGACAGCCGCCGCGTCTGTCCCAATGCCCGGGCAGCACCCTGCTCCCCGAGGGTGTTGGACAGCTTGCGCGTGATCGTTTCCAGCTCAACGGCGGAATCAATCGAGCCCTTCAGGAAGTTGACAGCGGTGACACCAAGCCCAAACGCGGCGATAGCACTGGACACCGACCGGGCGAAGCTGTTGCCGATCTGAACGCCCTGCGTGCCGGCAACCCGCTTGGCCTGATCCAACCCGGCGCGAAACGGATCGTCGTCTATGCCTAGGACCAGTACGGCATTGCCGAGCGTCTCCGCCACACCACCACAGCTGTTCCCATAGGTTGCCGGAAACCTAGGCCATGACTAGCGCCATCGCCTTCCTGGCCAATGCCTCGGCAGTGTTTGACGTGCCCACGGCAGGGACACTGACCGACCCGACCACAGGCAACGTGGTGCCCAATACAACGACCGTGACGGTATCGCTGTACCTCCGCGGCACAGGGGGCAGTGCCCCATCCCTCAGCGAGTTTCCCGGCGTTGGAGTGGAAGATGACGTGCTGGAAGGCTACGCCGTCAGCCCCCAGGCCCTCGATAGCCGCATCGTGCCCGGCGTGCGGGGAACACTAACCTTCGGCAGCGATGACCCGGTGCCCTGTGAGGTGGCCGCAGCCCGCTACCCGTTCGGCAGCACCGGCTTCCTTGGCGAGACGTTGCAAGGAATCTTGGGAGACAAGATCAGGCTCAGCAGGTACAGCCAGCGATGACCGTTGTTCGCACTAGCTACCGCCTGCAGGGGTGGAACTCAACGCAATTGCGTCTCAGGATCCCGGCCATCCTCACGGCCTACGGCAAAGCAGTCGGGGACGAGTTCCAGGAACAGATCAAGCTCGTCCAGTACCCCTGGCCCCGCCGCACCTACCGGAAGAACGGCACCATCGAAGACAGCCCGCGCGACATCGTGGATCTCGGCACCTTCCTGCGATCCCAGAAGCGGGACAGGATTGATGCCACAACCCTGCGCTTCAGCTGGAACGTCCCCTACGCCTCGCTGATCTTCAACGGTTACACCACCAACAGAGGGAACGTCTGCCCGCCACGCAATTGGATTGAACCGGCGCTCAAGGCACAGCCGCTGGATCAGTTCTTCGCTGACCAGTGGCGTGCCCTGGCCCGGCGGTCGCTCTAACAAGAAAAAGCCCCCGCCATGGCAAGCGGGGGCCCCTATCACTGCTCCCTAGTTTGCTCAGCTCAGGCAGCTTCGGGCATTGATGCCCCCTTGCGGCGGTTCTCATGGGCCCAGAGCGGCCTCATGTTGCTGTAGTGAAAGCACTGCCGCTGCTGCTCAGGATCGCTGAGGTCAAACGCCGCGCAGGGGATGATGTGGTCGATGTGCCACTCGGATCGGTTGTCCCATGACATGCCACCCGTGAACTGGCTTTCAATGTGCCTTGCGAAAGCCTCATAGGAGCATCCAATCAACTCAGCCGTCTTGCCGCTTTTGTTATCGCCAGACACAAAGTGATTGATCCGCCGGCGCAGCCGGGTCAAAACGGCGAACTGAGGATCTGATTGCTTCCGCGTCAGGTAGTAAGCCGTTTTCTGCTGCCTGCAGTGATCGGCATTGGCAGTCTGCCATTCACGCAGGTATTCAAGCATCTTGTCCCTATTGGCTTCGTACCAAGCTCGGGCGGTGGCCCGGCGCTTGTGCCAATGCTTTTCGTAGTCTTGTCGTTTGCGCTCTTTGACAAGCTCGGCGTTCTGCTCTCGATACTGCTTCTGTTGGGCACAGATAGCAGCCCGGTTCTTTTCGTGATACTTCTTGCCGTTGATGCTGTTGCAAATGACGCACCGACCAACAGCAACGTAGCGCTCGCAGTCGTGACCACGAGCGCAGGGCTTGCCGGTATAGAAGAGTTTCAGCCCGCGTGCGCGGGCTTCCTCGCGTGAGATGATGTCCATGTCGCCTGTGACAGCAGGTGGCCAGGGGTAGGAGGTTGCACCCTCGCTACCCCACCATCTTAGCGTCAGCTGACCGTGCTGACCGTGAACGTAGGCCTGACGTCAGCACCAGCGTCGCCCACAGTGCCCGCGCCCACCGTGAGGATGTCGCCCACGTTGTAGTTGGTGCCCGCTGCCACGATCGTCGGCGCTGCAGTGACCGTGCCGCCACCGGCAACCACAATATCCGCGGTGGCTCCCAGGCCGCTGCCCACGCCCTGCGCAGGGCTGCTGCCAATCAGCGACACGCCGCTGTAGGTGGCAGGAGACAGGCCGCTGCCGTTGGTGGTTACAGTCAGGGTTGCAATTCCCTTGCCCTGCGGATACCACAGAAGCTGGCCAAAACCGCGGAATGTGAAGGAGCAAGTAGCGACATCGCCTGCTTGCACACTTTCTTGAAATCCTTCGACAAATGCAATGCCGCTGTGGATCTCAGCGTCGCTGCCGGAGCCATCTTTTACAGGAGATACACGGTAGACCTTTAAAGCCGTACCAGCAGCGCCATTCAGCCATGCCCGCTTAAGGATGCGATAGCCCTCATCAGCCAGAGACAGATTCATGCTGGCGGGGACTGACCAGCCGATGTTGGTCATCAACGGCGACTTCCACCCATACTCCGAGGAATAATCCAGCGGAGCATCAGTAGAATCCGTGCTGCCATCAATACTGGCGTTGGTCAGTGACAGAACCTCGGTCAGCCCAGACGTAGAAGTTGGGGCCGTTGATGCCGTAGTTCCCAGCCCTACATAAAGCTGAAAATCTAGCGCGTTGAAATAACTGGGCATGGCCGGCGATCGTTTGGCTTAGCTTGCCGGCCGCTTTGCCCAGCGCCTCGGCCCCCTGTTGTTGTTTTGCTCTTTGACCGTGGCCCATCTGCAGTTCCCCGGTTCGTAGTCCCCGTTGGAGTCAATCCGGTCAATGGTCAGGCCTGGCGGCCGATCGCCCATGTCTTCAGCAAAGGACTCGAAACTGTTGCGCCACCGCTCACAGACCCTGATGCCCTTGCTGTAGTAATACTCTGCGTCCTTGTGGTCCGGTCGGGAGCATCGATCCTTCATGCACGCCCAGATCTTGTACATGGGGTCTTGGCTGCGCCCATGCGACCGAGCGCGGTTGCCGGTGACTTCCCTGCGGAGGCACCCACAGCTGTGAGTATGCCGCCCCAGGCTTCTAGTGTTGATCAGCTTTTCAGTGCCGCAGTCACAGATGCACCGCCAGTACAGATACTTCTCTGTGCGGACTGGCTCTAGCGCCACCAATCGGCCGTAACGCTGGCCGGTGCGGTCTACCATTGCTGTCATCAGCTCATCGGAAGTGAGTTGGTCAAGGGGCAGGGTGTTAGCGCACCGCTGCCTCAATCATTCTACGGCCTTGGCTTTGGGAATCGGATCAGCTTGCCGCCGCCAGTTCCCGCTCTTCCTCAGCCTCCAGCCATTCCATGGGCGACGGCCGCTGATCGCAGTGCAGCTCCCAGTCCTGAACGTCGTGCCCAATGCCAGAGGTGGCCAGCAAGGATTCCTGTAGCTCCTGCAGGCTGCAGCCGAGGGCCTCAGCAACCTGCTGCGGTGTCATCCCTGCGGCTGCCAGCTTGCGTGCCTTGCTGCCCCGCTCGCGCACGACGGGGGGCGCTGCGATCTGGAAGCCGTGGTCCCGGAGGTAGTGCATGATCTCGCCCTCCACAAAGCGGCCTAGGAGGGTGCTGAGCTTGTACGGCTCGCCGTTGGCAGGGTTCAGCTTGGTGGGGTCGTAGCTGCGAAAGGTGCGCAGGAAGGCCACGTCCACAAGGGAGCTGATCACATCCCTCTCTAGGACTGGAAACTTCCTGCTCATCTTCGCCGTGAACTTCCAGGCCAGCCCGATGTTGGCCGCGTAGAGCTTCCCAAAGGCCCGCCGTTCCTCCCTTGTGAAGGGCCGCTCTAGGTGGTCACGTTCCCGCCACTGATCCTCCTCAAAGCCAAGGCCCGTCAGGAGCGTGAGTTGGTCGCGGTTCTTGCGGGCCATGGCCCATCAGCCACGGAACACCCTGATGCTACCGGATGCGCCTTTGGGAACCGAAGTGGTCAATACACCGAGCGTTCCCACCAGCGAGGGGACGACGGTGAGGCAGTTCAGCACGGTGGGCGCCCCGCCCTGGCGGAAGGTGACGGACACAACGTCCACGCTGGCTGACTGCAGGCTGCTGTTGGGGATGCCAGGGATCAGCTCCCCCAGTGCCGTGTTGCTGCCGCTGAGCAGGGTGGGGGTTGCCAGCAGCGCATTGGCCAGATCAAAGGTGGCCTGCTCCACCTGTTCGGGGATGGTGGTGCTGCTCAGCGCCACACCGTCCAAAGTGATGCCGCTGCGGGGCCAGCCGAGGGCCTGCGTGGAGGATGCCCGGTCCCCGATCCACTCCAGCTCGTCGAGATACCGGGTGGCACTAATGACGGCTCTGCCCTTGTCGTCCGTGGTGGCAGACGACCACGCCAAGGTGCCGAGCTGCAGGTTGGCGATGGTGTCACCGCCTGCAACCGTGAGGTAGGAGTTGGCAGAGGCAGAGCCTGCTGTGGCGGTGACGGTGACGGTCATGGCTTCTGGATGCGCTTCACGGTGCCATCAGGGCGGACCTTGAGCAGCTCGCGCCGCTGGGGTTCGCCGGCCTTGGGCTGCAGGAGCCTGCCTACGGCCACGATGCTGTCCTGATAGGCGGCCATCACTTCTTGCCCTTGCGCTTCGGCTTGGCAGCACCCTTGCGACCACCGCCCATGGTCTTGTAGTAGTCCTTGGCAGCCTGAGCAGTCACCAGAGAGTTCTGGGCCTTCTTGCTCATGGGGTTTTTGTTGAGCTGCTTCTGGGCGCTGCGGAGGTTGGCGCCAGCGCGGCCGGATGCCGTCTTGGGGCCCTTCTTGGCTTTGGGCTTGGGTGCCGGGGGGGTTGCCGTGCTGCCCTTGCCATAGCCGCGAGTAGCGCCCAGGGTGCGATTGACTGCGCTCTTGGCAATGGTGCCCTTGGGAGCGGAAGTGCCAGGCCGGCCAGCGCCCATTTTCACGCCACGACGCTTGCCACCGGCAGCAGGGGCAGAGGCAACGCTCCCTTTGCCGGCACCACGGGTGGCCCCCAGCGACCGATTGACGGAACTCTTGGCCACGGTGCCGCCAGGAGCGGAAGTACCGGGACGACCACTGCCCAGCTTCGGCCCTTTGCTCTTGCCGCCGAGACGCGCCCCACCGGTTGACGCGAACTTGCCGTTCTTGTCCCTGTTGTACTTCCTACCCCCACCCTTGGCCATTGGTCCAGATCGATTGCCT